GTGAGTAGTAAGAAGAAGTTGTTATTGCAGGCACAAGAAACATTAACCTACAACCCTCTTCATGAGCGTGATGGTGACATCAAGATGTTTCTTAAAGATGATAAGTATCATCATACATCGCGTGTTGCCCAATATTTGGGGCAAGAGTCAGATGATTCATTTGGCGCTCCACGATGTATTCAATACCGCAACAAGCGCTATTGCCTGCGTCTGGCAACCTATCTCCATCCAATAGAAGAACACTGTTATGCTTACACTGATTGGACTGGCACCCCCATATTTGCTAAGGGGCGAAACATGGTCAATAGGGGCAAAGATTTGCGTAGGAAATGGAAGTCTTTTGCATTTCCTAAAGCCCTTTTATTTGACCATTCCAAATTTGATGCTCATGTTAGTGAGAATCTCCTCAAGTTAGAACACTGGTTTTACCATTCTTGCAATCCATCTGATGAACTGCGTTATCTGTTACATTTACAAATAGTCAACTTAGGACGCACCAAGAATGGCACCCGTTACCGTACGAAGGCTACTAGAATGAGTGGTGATCAAAACACTGGGCTTGGTAATAGTTTAATAAATTATGCCATTCTCATGAGTTTTGTTAGCCATTTTGGTCTTAAGGCAAGTTGTTACGTTGACGGTGATGACAGTGTTGTTGTTATTGAGGATGAAGGGAAATATTATGATCTCGATTATTTCCGTCAATTTGGCATGGTCACTAAGGGCGAGGAAACAACCCACTTTTCTAAAGTGGAGTTTTGCCAAACACGCCCTGTTAGGTTAGATCATGGGTGGACCATGGTTCGTAATCCCTATAGGCTACTGACACGCATACCTTGGACAGTTAAGAACTTGTCCCCCAGCAAGGAGCTACCCTATCTTGCTTCTGTTGGGCGGTGCGAGATGGCCTTAGGAATGGGTGCACCCATCGGACAGTATATTGGATATAAATTGTCGTGTCTCTCTAAACAGCATATTGAGACAGATTTGGAGTGGGTTGCTAGACAACAGAACTACCGGCCTAGGAGGGCTTATCTTTTACCTCCTAGTTCCCGGGCCCGTAGTTCTTATGCTGATGCTTGGGGTTTGACGGCAGATCAGCAGGTAGAAATTGAGAATGTCTCCATTCTACCTTGTGCTGACTTTGGGCATGTTGAGGAGCGACCGTTTTCTCAGTAACATGGAGAATCAATATGTTCAACGTAGGAATAACCGTCGTCGTCGAGGCCCTGCACGTATGCAGAGAGCACGCAACACCGTGCAACCCCAACCACAGCGATCATTGGGAGTGGTAATGATCAATGATGCTGCAAGGATGAAGATGGATCCCATTAGGAATGGGATCCGGGTCAGGAATCGTGAGATAGTTAGATCTGTCACCCGTACCGCCACAACAGGTTCCATACCTTTTGGGGCAGATTCGGTGGGATGGCGTTTTAATAATGCCGCAACCACTGAACCTGCGTCTCCAGGATCTGGAAATGTTGGACCTTACATGTGGGTAGGTCAGCTGGCCACGTTGTATGATAAGTATGTGATTAGGCGACTCCGATTCGAGTTCGTTCCTTCACAACCTTTCACTGCAACGGGGCAAGTAGCGATGTATTGGGACTCCGATCCTGAACCAGTTTTACCAACCTCTTATCAGCAGATTAGTGGCAATGTTTATGCCACCGCAGCACATATTTCACAACCTAATGTTTTGGTTGTTAGACCCAACCAGCTGAACCGGCTACCACAATATCAGACCAGTGTGGCCCCAGGTTCAACTGCAAACGATACAGGTACTGTTGGGTACTTTAATTTTGTCAACCAACCAGGATCATTACCCTCTACAACATCTGGTGTTGTTGCCTTAGGCACTATTTGGGTAGAGTACGAGATTGATTTTATCAATCCCGGCAACCCAACCCTTGGGCAACCCGCTTCAGTTTTGACAATGGAAGAGGAGGTGGAACAACTTTCGGATAAGGTTGCTTCACTTGCTCGTCTAGTCGATACTGTGCGTCAGCGAGCACCCCGCCGGGAGCCCACTAAGCTTGTTGTACCGGACCTTTCTAATATTCAAGCTCCGGCTATTATATTACCAACCTCGGATAAAGTAGGACCCTCCTATCAAATTAATAGGACGGCCCATGTGGAACTTAAGTAAGGGATATACACACATTGTTGTGGGGGGC